ATGTAATTACTGTCTTCAATAACAATGTTCTTAATGTGAGGTGCTTTGTCAGAAATGGTTTTCAACAAACGAGTGATCTCATTTGCATCATCAACTTCCTTGTAATTCTTGCTGTCTGCGTTGTACAACTTCTCGCTACCTTTAAAGGGTAACTCTTTCTTTGCTACGTTAATAATGTACGTCTCCTTTGGATCTAGATGTTTGATACTAGTAGATTTACCAGTACCAGTTGCACCCACGATCCCAATCAATTTTGAACTCATGTTACTTTTTTTAGTTATTTTTAAGTAATAAATATACGCAAATATTCATAATAATACAAATGATTATACATATTTTATCTTTGTTTCATCAAAGAATTCGAGAGCTTTTTTCAACCATTTAAGCTCAACAGGTTCATTAGTGCTAATGATGTAAATGTGAGCTTTCTTGTCAGGAGTGTTGTATTCAAATGCCATACAACGATTTATCTTCTGAGCTAGATTCTCTGCATTACTATCAAAGTAGTTTATTATAACTCTGTTGAGAGGTTTGTAGGTTACTCCTGTGTTACCAATTTTCACTACAGCCATATGATTCCCCTTACCTTCAGCAAACTCAGCAAACATTTGTTTCTCGCTAGATTTACTGTGATAGGATGGAATCCCTAGACTGTCAGAAATCTTGGTAGTTCCACAGAACACCAACACCCTTTCATCTTCGTGTTTTGCCAACAATGCTTTTGTAGCATTTAATTTGGCTAGGGATGATTGAATGAGTCTCATTCTTGCAAGACGCATGAACATGGTATCACTACCACTTGCCATCATCTTGTTAATCACCCAGGACACATTGTCAAACTGTTTCTTCTCAGTTTTCTTCTTTCCTTTAAAGTCAAGTAATGTCTTGTCATCTAAAGGAACTCTAATCACTGTGATTTCATAGTCTACAATTACACCTTCTTCGATAGCCTTCTCAATTGGATAGTGAGCCATAACATGAATGTCAAGCTCCTTCTCTAAATTGATTTCTGTATCCATAGAAAGTGTACCTGTGAGTCCTAATATAGAAGCATTGTTGCTAAGTAAGTCTTGGCAAACTTCTATCTGGGCCTCACTTAAGAGATGAATCTCATCTATGATAATAATATCATACTCATGGTCAACTAGTTTTTTCAAAGAAAGATGCGTCGAGTAGGTTACCTTACTGTCGTCATAGTTTCTTTCTTCAAAATCAGCCTGCCAAGACTCTTTGATTTTATTATCTGGATAAGCAATCAGTATGCTGGGATTGTTTAGCTCTTCAAGAATATTGATGGTAGTTCTAATCTTTCCAAACCTTGGGCATAGATTAAGAATACCATGTCTTCCATTGTTGAGCCACACATCAGCAAACTCTTGTTGCCTTTTATCACGTATTGTCATAGTTCTCTTTTTTTTAGCATTGAATCTGCTACTTCGTATGCATATTCTGATATATAATCTTTAAGTGGTATATCTCTAGCCATTTTACTCCAGGAATTTGTAATTTCTCCCATACTACTAAAAAGTCCTTGCATTGCTTTTGCTGCAAAATAATCTCTTAAAGTCATTCCTTGATGAGCATCTAAATGTAATGCTGGAAATGCATTTTGTTGTTTTTCTTCTTCTCTCATTCTCTTAGGAAATATGATTTATTTGTTATACTCTCGTAATCACTGTCTGTGATGTCTTTCTTTCGAGGAAGCTCCTTGAACATACCAATCTGACCTAAGAAGCCAAGACCAATACGCACATCGTCTTCACCATAACTATTCTTAATTAGTCGTAAGCTTCTAAAGTATTTAGCACCATAGTCATCTTTTAACTTATCAAGATTGTAACCAGAAGGGTCTGCAACCTTGTAACGCATTGGATCAAACAATGCAAGTACAACATCAGCGTCATTCTGAGTTTGGGAACTGTCTGCAAAATCCTCTAGTTGAGGTTCTACATCACCATTTTTTATTCTAATAGGATTTGATATGTCTCTGTTAAACTGACTCACTACTACAGGAGTGTATCCATAGAAGTCACGAGCATATCGAAGCTCATCAGACATCTTATCAATGGCTTGCTTCTTTGTGGAATGGTCCTTTGTTAGTTTCAATAGTCCAATGTGGTCAATCACTACAATCGTTACAACATTTGGATCATTAGGAACATATCTCTTGTTCCATTCATCAATCTCTTCAATGTTTCCATGTTTAAGAGCATGTGTTTTTAGATTCTTAGCAATACCTATTGGATTATCAGGACCATCAATGATTGTGATAACATCATTCATTGCTTCAATGTAGTCTCTCTGGGCTAAGAAAAGATCGTGCTCGTCACTATTCATCTTTTCAGTCCAACCTAGTAGCTTATTTACAGGAATAATAACTCCTTCTTGTGTGAATATTCTTCTACTCACCCATTTAGCCATCTTATAGGTTCTACTACGCTCCATTGAATGATATATAATACGCAGTTTGATCTTTGGATCTTTCTGCATAATGTACCAATCAAATGGATTCAAAACAAATGCATCATCAATGAATGATGTTTTACCAGAACCAGTAAGTCCACCTACAAGATAGTACATACTCTTTCTAAGACCAACATACCTATTAAGTCTGTTGAATCCCATAGGAATACCATCATTGCTTCCTGAGAGTCCTTTGTTAACTTCTTCTTCTAAGTGATTGAAACTCATTCTTTAAATGTTTCGTTGTAGTATTGTTCTGTATCATAATATTTCACATAAAAATCTGTTCTTTGTGCGTTATCACAAGCATCAATAATCTGTTGCTTTTCAATTTCTTTGGCTTGTTCAATTTCTTTTTTGTATAACTTGAAATTGTGTCCCAATCTTGTTAAATCTTCTACTAACCATTCTACTGCTGTTTGTTTCATCTTTTCTTTCTTTCGTTATAATTAATTAAATAATAAAATAGCCAAATTAGTTTTGGCCTGATCATCTCGTACATTAGTAGTATAAAAAAGTATATCATATTATCATTGTTATTTTAATTACTGGACAACTTAGTTTATGGTTACCATTTTCTAAACCACAGTATTGACACTTATTAGTCTGTTCTTTTTTATAGATTTCTAATAGTTTATAAATATCAACAGGGTTTTTTCTTGATACAGCTATCCTGCTTTCACCATAATATAACCCATTATCATCTTGCGTAACTTGTGCTTCTTTCCATAAAGCAAATTCAATAGCAAATTCTTCTGCTATTTTTTCCATAATTTCTGCTTCTCGTTCAACTACTTTAGTTGAGTGATTCTCTGATAACTTAATATCTATTTGTTTAAATTTTTCTTTTAGTGTCATAATAGTTCAATTTCTTGTTTAACTTCTTCCCAAAATGGTTTCATCACTTCATAACAGTGTTCTAGTATCTCATCAACTGCAATTAAAGCACATTTTTTTGCTCTATCTAAACAATCTTCTTGCCCTAATTTCCATTGAACACTTGGGTAAAATTTATATAATAATTCTTTGGATTTTTCTTTTGGTGTCATATTTTTTTTATATATTTGTTCAGTCACGATGATTATACGTAATCTTTTGGGTCAAGAAGTTTATAAAAAAATTTCTTGACCTTTTTTTTATTTAAAATCAGTCTCAAAGTCAGTCCATATTTTTACAATCGCACCTGCTTTTTGTTTTGGTGTCATATGTCTGTACCTTTTGATATTTCTGTTGATTCTACAATCTTTACACCTTCATTAATCAATTCTATTATGGGCTCATAACTTCTTTGATTAAGATAGGTGAGAGAGTTTTGCATATAAGTTAGTTTGTTTCCCATCTGTTTTACAGATGCTTCTTTCTTTTGCAATACATCAAAGTTCAGTGCGTCAATCAATTGAGCAGCTGTATATTCTCCTTCAAGAAGAATCTTGTCAAATTTCAGCCTACATTCATCTCTACCACTCTTGAGAGTTCTGTTACCTGTAAAGGATTTACCTTTATGAGTGAATGTGTCTGTACCTGGATATGCCTTCCACCAATCTTCAAATTCTGTTGTGGCAGGTTTCCTTTTGATAATCTTTTTGGCCTTACCTCTTGTGGCTAGAAACGTCAAAAGCTCATGTCCTGACAATGTTAGTTTATCATCATCAGTTATGAGCCCTTTACGTACCAATCCTTGGTATAGTCCAGCTATTTTCATGCTATTTTCACACAATGGTGATACTTCATACTTCTCGTTAATAAGCATCAACAAGAATACGTGATCTAGACTGTATGATTTTGCGATAAGTTCTTCGAAATGATGAACGTCTAGAGAAAATTTCATTGGTTTGGATGTTTGCTGGTTTGCGTTTATTATGTTCCCACTCTTGCCACGAGGCTTCTATATCTCGCTGTCTCTCAATAGCAAAGATGTAATCTTTTTGTGCTTCATGTTCCCAATCGATGGAACTTACAAAGTTAGTTGATCTTTCCATAAGTTTTATTTAATCTTTTAAACA